CGTCGTTGCGTCTGTTGATGAGGCCCTGAAACGGCCGGCCGTTTGCATTGACGTATAGGTCAAATGAGCGCGCGCATTCTTCGTACTTCCCCGCGTTAATGCGCGATATCTGTTGCGCCGATCCAGCGATTCCGAGGTTAAACGCGAACGAGCACATTGCATCAAACATGCTCTGGGTAACTGGCGCTTTGATGAGTTCGCCTAGCGACTCCTCAACTTCATCAAGCTCGACGTCGAGTTCCGACTCTGCTTCGGCGCGTGTGAGCGTGTCGCCCTGTCGCACCATGCGACGGCCGAACTTGCGCCTCGCATCGGCATCGTAGCCAGTCGTGCCAAAGCCAATGGTCGTCACGCTCCAACCGTGTGCGACGTCGGGATACGCCTCGCAATCTCCGTTAGGTAACGCGCGGTGGTAGCCTTCCCATAGCTTCACAAGAGAATCACATGCTGGTGAGCGCTTCATTGTGTCTCCCTTTCTTTGAGTGGCCTGCCTGGATAAGTGTCGTCGTTTTTGCTCATCCATGTGCGCAAGTTTGGCGTATCTTCAGCTTTGAAGATACCGACAACGCGGCCGGTGTGATCGTATTGAGTCACGACGTCAAGAGAGTCTATCGTAAAGCGCGCGTTGCCGCACATGACAGTGCGGAGGGATTCAGGATCGTGCAAAGGTTGGCTCCGTTCAATACAGAAAAGGGCAACCCGCACCGGGTTAGGATGCGGGCCGCCCCTGGCGGGAGGTTATTCTTCAAAGGAAAGGCTGATTGAAAAGCGCGCGTTAATGTTATTTCTTAGCTCTATCATCCTCGCCAGAGCGTTGTCGTAGGAATCAAATGAGCCGAGTTCGTGGGTTTCCATTCCGTCGGGATTCGAGACGCGTGCAATTACGGTGTAAATTGTCTTCTTCATGATTCGTTCTCCGCCAGGAGTTGAGTGTTGCTTCCCGTTATCGGGAGGTATTTGCACCTTGCGCTATCGCAACCTGACTGTCAAGAGGCATGCATAACTATTTTGCGGGCGGGCTTGGACCCCTCAATAATCCTGGGAGGAAGGGGGATAAGCCAGTTGCCGCCAGGCTCTTTGAACGAGTCAATGACGCGGCCTTCCGCGCACAATTGGCGCAGGCGCTGAGTCGTCACGCCTAAAATATCAGAGACTTCGGTAATGCTGGCGTACTTCTTCTTGTTGATAACCATCGGCATCTGTGTTGCTCCTCAGCAAGGCGAGCTATCGGTTCACCATACAGCAGAGCCAACGTCAAGGGAAATCCTGCCGGGCATCGTAGGCCAGCCCTTGCGCCATGGCCTCGACGAGGCGCTCGAAGTCGACCCGCAGGTCCAGGAGCTCGCCAGAGAGGCTAGAGATGGAAACGTATCCGGCCTCGGCCCGGACGCCCGTGATGGCGCTGTAAGGCACGATTCGGGGGTGGCCTGAGACGTCGAGGGGATTGGCGACGAGGATCATGGGTGGTCTCCTGGGAAGATGCCCAACTATGTAACACATTCGTCTGTCACTGATGGGGGCATCATTGACACTCTCAAACTGGCCAACGGGCCGATTGCGTTGGTTGCGTTGCCGATGCGTCGGCCTGTCGACGCAGCAAACTTTTCTAGTGAGAGTTGAACATCTCTTTGGTTGCGTTGGTTGCGTCTACGGCGCTTAAATATATAAAAATAAAAAGAGCAAAAAAGTAGCAAAGCTTTGGGCCTTGCTGATTTAGATCTATTGTAAGTTAGCGTATTTTAAACGTTCTTCTCCAATCCTCTCTTTAATGTAAAGAGGGGCGTTTGGAGTCTTTCAGGGAGCCGACGCAACCAACGCAACCAATTCATTGTCGTTGTGGCAGTAGGCTCGATTGCTGCGTCGGGTACCCTGCGCATCATAGACGCAATCAACGCAATCAAAAACAGGGCAACCAACTGATTTAGTTATACATGACTTCCCCCCGTCCGCAATGGACGCTCCAAAAAGCCCGGACGGGCTCTCTTTGGTGGTAGCTCAGAGTTTACATTCTGGCGCATGCTTTCGAGAATCTGCAATGTGTTCGCGTTTGCGTCGCTTTTCGTCTGACCTTCTCGGGCGCCGTGGTTAAGCGCGTACTTCACATGCCCCCTGCGGTTGCCTCCTCGGCCCTGGGGCGGAGCCGCGTCCACCTCGACTAGATGCCCATTTCTCACCAGCCACGTCAGAACCTGCTCTGGACCCTGTAGGCCGAGCTTGGCCTTCGCCGAGCGCAGGGCGTACTTGCCGCTGTGGTCGAAGATCTTTGAAGCGCTGTAGGCCTCGCCAGCGAGTGTCTCGGTAGCGAACCAATGCAGGACGGCCTGGCAGATGACGTCAAAGTCGCCCGCCCGAACGCCAATCAGGCGCTTGACCGTCTGCCATTGCCAACGTCCGAATGCGACGGCGAACGCAAAGTCGGATTCGTCCTCCGCTAATCTGCCGCATCCTATGGCATGGATGGTAGCGAGCTTGCGGACCCTTGAGGCCAGACGCGAACGGATAGACGCAAGCAAAACTTCTACGCCATCTTCAAGCGTTTCTTGCTCTGCGTCGAGCTCGTCATACCAAGCGTCCAGGGTGGCGCTAGGGCCGGAGCATCCGGCGAAATTCACTCGAGACGGCCCGGCGAAGCACGCCATCGCGGACGCCTCGTCGAAGGCGACATACGCTTGCCTGTGGATTTTCTCTAAAGTTGCTACAATAGCAGGCGACGGACTCCAATTCGGCTTGCCGACTCGCGGCACTTTGAGCCTGACGTCCGACATCATGAACAGGTAACGACTCGCGCATCCGTCGCTGATGAATTTGCGAGCAGCGAACAGATCCGTGAGGGTTTCGTTCGTGGTTGCGCACAAATGACTCACGACGGGGCGCTCAACAGCCTTCAGCGATTTGCCTTCGGTGCGCGCATTCATCGCTTCGAGGAATCCGCCTTCGTAAACTCCCAGGAACCGACGCACATAGGCCCGCGCAGGGTCGCTTCGATGAATGTAGGCGTCCTCTACTTGTAGGCCCCATTCGTCATCAAGGTAGATGCGCGTATGTCTCGCGACGAGCGCCTCTTGGAACGCGTTTTCATGCGATGGGCGGGGGGCGATGATGCTCTGTTTTTCGGCCATACCGATCGCATCGAGAGCTTTTAAGTGACGGCGCGCTACCGAGAGGAAGGACGATTTCGACACCGAGCTGTGACCAGCAAGGCAGATGTAGAGATTAGGTGATTCGTCTTGAGGCCAGACGTAGGCGGACTGATAAACCGCAGCCTGAATGGCGAGGGCGGTACCCAAGCGAAACTCTGGAATGGGAAGCGTGTAGCGTTGCATGTCATCGGCAAGAGCGCGTGTTAGTCCGCTTGACAGGGCCATGACTTGTTCTATTGTAGACACGTGGACTCCACAGGTAGTGTGTAGGGTCAGTCTCTCACCCCAGGTTTGCCCCCTGGGGTTTTTCTTTGTTATCTTGGAAAGTTCGACCATTCCATCACACATCGGCTGCGCGGTCAAGGAAGCTTCTCCGCTCCTTGACAGAGTTCACAAGCGCCGTTACGTTGCGTAACCGCAAATGTGCGGCAATGTGGAAAGGTGGAAAATGAACGATGTCTCGTTTGAGATTATCGAAGGAAAGCAGCGTGAGCCGTGGACGGCATTCCTGTACGGCGTTCCAGGCATAGGAAAATCGTGGCTTGCATCTAAAGCGCCCAAGGCTCTTTTTGCAGATGCGGAAGGCGGAACGGGCAAGCTAGACGTGCGGCGCGTTGTCATCAAAACGCACATCGACTTATTTAAGTTTCTTGGCTGGGCCGCGAAACAAGACGCAGAAACTATCGTCATCGATAGCGCCACGGCAGTGGAGAAACTCCTCACTGCGGGTGTCCTTGCGGACAATGGTTGGCCGAATCTTCAGAAGCCGGGCTACGGAAAAGGGTACGACGTTCTCAAAAGCTACTGGCAGAAATTCCTTAACGGCGTGGCTTACCTGCGCGATAATGGCAAAAACGTCATCATCGTTGGCCACGCGCGCGTGAAGCCCTTTGCAGACCCATTAGGCGAGGGATACGACCGCTACGAGCCTGACGTCGACAAGAACGTCTCGCCCCTTATAGCGGCCGCTGTAGACAGTGTGTTGTTCATGCGGGCGCGGACTATCTTGAAGGAAAGCGAAGACGAAAAGCGCAAGATTGCTATAGGGGAAGGCGCGGAAGTCTGGACTTCACCTTCACCAGCGCAAATGAGCAAAAACAGATTCGACCTACCGCCTCTTATCGTCATTCCTCGCGTGCGAGAAGGCGAATCGTTCACTGATAACCTATGGAGTCTAATGAAATGAGCTTCAATATTGACGAAGTGCCAGAGTCAAAAGAGTTTGAGTTCACCCTGCTTCCCGAAGGTGGCTATCGCGTTGTGATTGCTACGGCTGACTTTAAGTACAAGCAAGGTAACACGTCATCGAATTGGTTCTCGCTCTCGTTTGACGTCCTACCCTACTCGGGAGCGGGCGAGTACGACCTTGCAGGGCGCAAACTGTTTATCAAGTTGACGTGGGAGAACGCTAACGCCATGGCGGTGGAGATCGGGAGAGGCAAGCTCGCCGACCTCATGTTTGCCGTAAGCGCAAAGAGCTTTAACTATCCATCCGAACTTATCCCTCAGCTCCTCAACAAGGAGCTCTACGTCCAAGTGGGCCACAAGGCACGCAAGGATACGGGCGCGATGGAGACTGACATTAAGGGGTTCTGGTCCGTGGGCGGTCGCCAGCGTTGCAAAGAGCCCAAGCCCATACCTGTGCCACCGTCCGCACAGGCCATCGCCACATCGCCCGCGCAGGCACCAAAACAGGCACCTAGGTACTCCAGTGACCCAGGGTTCGGCGACGCAGACGTTCCGTTCTAACGCTCGCCCGCCTCGCGCGGGCCTTTCTTTGGAGTCCTTATGACCGTCCGCTTCTCGCAAGCCATCCGCGACCTCGCAGACCTCGAAGCCGCGCTCGAAGAGGACCCGAGCACGGCCCTGTCGGACTATGACCACCTCACGACAAATGCCCAGCAGGCTATTGACAGGCGAGGAATGTTTCTTAGCTCCCTGGCCTCTCGCGCGCAGCAGCTGCAGGAGCAAGAGGAACGCATCAAGGAGCACCGCAAGCGCCTGGAGAGCGCACACCGTTGGTTCACGGCTCAGACCCTGGCGTTCATCAAGGAACACTCCGAATGGACGTGGGAAGGCTTCGTGCATCGCTTTAAAGTGGTCAAAAACGGAGGGAAACAGGCGGTCGTGTGGTCGCCCATGGCCGAGCCGACGAAGCTCGACCGGGTTCTCTCTGATGAGCAGGCCGAGCGCTTCGGGCCGGATTGGACAGAGCGACGGGAAGTGTATGTGCTCAAGGCCGGGTACGAAGATGCGGTGCGCGCAGGCTCTGTGCCAAGCGGCGCGCTGACAGTGTTACCTCGCGGCGAACGGCTGGTGGTCGGATGATCAGCGAAGACGCTAAAGTTGTCATTCTTGCGCAGCTCAAAGAGGCTCTCGATATCCTCGTGTCAGAGAACGATTACGACGCCATTTTGTACGTCGTGGCGATGATGAAGACGGTGCATAATGGGGATTGAGTATGCACATACAGCGTCGATGCAGCTTCACGAATTGGCCTCGGGCCTCGTAGACAAAGAAGGCTTTGAAGAAGCAAAAGCGCTCGTCCTGACTTGGCGCAAATCATGCGGCAATAGTGACGAACGCGCATCGATAGTGATGGCGGCTTTGTGCATAGGCGCCATGAGCGTATTAGAGGTAAAAGCCGATGAAGAAGACAAAAGTTTCAACTGACGAACTAGAACATCCGATGCCTGACAGGCCGGACCAGGGCGAAGAATTCCGGGCCTTCCACCAGACACTGTGGAAGATAGCGGCCAACTGGGTCGCCAATGATGACGCCAAGCACGATAGGCTTACTCGTCAGGCTGTGAAGATATCGGAGGCGCTCGAAGGCCAAGACCCCTACTTCGCCTCTGCGGCTGTGTGTATGTGGCTTGATTATCACTTCGAGAACGCCAGCGCGAGCGGCGGCATGAAGCCGGAGCATGTGGTGCGGATACTGGCCCCACGAGATAGACCGGAGAAGCCATGGTGAAGAAGGCGAAGATGCCAGACGATGAAGTCTACAAAGGACTCATTGCGGCGATTAGTGCAGCAAATGACCCGTCAGTAACAGGCAGCGATCTGATACGACTCGCGGCAGTGATAAAGAGTCTGGGGCCAAAGTACGGCCACATTGTGGAAGCGCAAGGGCATCAATTGGACCCGTCGATACAGCATAACGAGAATTATAGATGGCTATTAAAGCGGGAGAGTAACCGCTCGGAAATAATCCTTGGCGACATTGAAAACAACGTATTATGTAGCCGCCGCATGGCGCTCAGGATTTCTAGATTTTGTAGTGAAATTGATGCTGATGTTTATTACGTTGACGGGTTTAATGATAACGGAATAGGGATTCAAGGAACATGATTACCCTTCGCCCCTACCAAACTCAAATGGTCGAGGCGTTCGCCAAGGCGCTCGCCCGCTTCGAGCGCGTAATAGGCGTGGCACCTACGGCCTCGGGCAAGAGCATCATCATAGCTGGCATCGCCAAGCGTTACCTCGATAAGAACCCAGACCATCGCGTTTTAATTCTGACGCATATGGGAGAATTGTTACTTCAGAACGAGTCAAAGCTTCGTGGGCTGGGCATCAAGAGCACTGGCGTTTACTGCGCAGGTATGGGGCGCAAGGAAACGACGAGGCAAGTGACGCTCGCCTCTCGCGATAGTCTCGGGCGCAACCCGAGCGCTTGCGGCCATTTTCAGCTCGTTATTGTCGACGAGGCCCACCTTGTAGGCGAAGAGGACGCGACGCTCTATCAGCGGATCTTCGTGTGCATCCAGCCCCGCTTCATCGTTGGCCTCACGGGAACGCCCTGGCGAGCCGACAATGGCCTCGTTTACGGCAAGGGCAAATTCTGGCAGGCGTGCGCCGACCGCATCGAAATGGAGGCCATCAGAGACGCGGGTTACCTCGCGCCTTACGTGCTCCCTCCCATCACTCGGACGCTCATTGACACGTCGAGCGTTAAGGTCACAGCGGGAGAGTTCAACAGCAAACAGCTAACGATCGTGTCCTCCGCAGAGACAGTAGTGCGCGCGTGCGTCTCCGAATGGTGGATGCAAGCGCAAGATAGGCGCTCTACGCTCTTCTTTTGTTGCTCGAGAGCGCATGCGGAAGTCGTCGTGCGCGTCCTTGCTGAGTACACGCACTCGATAGCGTACCTCGACGGCACGACCGCCAAGGGCGAGCGAGAGCACCTCATGAACGCGGCGAAAGGCGGAGGCTACCGGGCTATCGTCAACGTTGGCGTGCTCACCACAGGCGTGGATATCCCTGTGCTCGATTGCATCTGCTTCCTGCGGGCTACGCAGTCTGTGAGCTTGTACGTCCAGATGGCCGGGCGAGGCCTGCGCGTGTGCGAAGGGAAGACCGATTGCCTGATGCTCGACTTCGCGGGTAACTTCGAGCGATTCGGGCCTATCGAGCATCCCAGGCCGCCAAAGGGCAAAAGCAAGATCGACGTCTCGGATATCGAGGCAATGCTGGCAGCCGAGGGCGCCGACCTTCTCCCTGGCACGGCGCCCGTGAAGTCATGCCCAGCGTGCGACCATTCCATGCACGCAGCGGCGACGCGATGTGAAAACTGCGGGCATGTGTTTTTTAACCACGGCTCACAGACGATGACCTCTGCGGAGCTCGCGCAGGCAGGCATCTACCAGCTTATGAGCATCCACGGAGAGGAATCCGTTACCCGGAAAGGCGCGGCTTGCTTTATAGTTGAGTACCGGACAGAATGCGGGAAAGACTACAAAGAATGGCTGTTCCCCAAAACTCCGGGGTACCAAAAGTGGCTCGCAGAGCAAAAGATAGCTGTGCTAAGGCGGGGTGCGACGCACGTCCGGGTGCTATTGAAGGATGGAGAGACGTACCCAAAGCTCCAGCCGCTGAAGCTGCAATCGTCCGTGCCGTTCTCTCTTATCTGTCTCACCTCGGAATCTTTGCCTGGCGACAAAACAATGTCGGCGTCTACGACGCGTCGCGAGGCACTTTCCGCAATGCCATGGGACTTAAAGGTGTCGCGGACGTCCTAGGCGTTCTGCCGGACGGGCGTTTCCTCGCCGTCGAATGCAAAACAGCGACCGGTCGCATATCTCCGGAGCAAGACGCATTCATCCGCAACGTTAACTTGCGGGGCGGACTTGCTTTCGTCGCTCGTGGCCTCGAAGATGTAAAGGTACACCTAGAGGCATACACGAATGACGTTGCGCGAAGCGTACCGAAGAATGCCTCTTGACGAGCTATGGAAGATTACCAGCGTAGTTGAAGATGCTGTAATCCGCTGGGAGATGCGCGTTATGGACGAGCCGATCCTGAGGGAGCGCATACGATACGGGTGCGAATGCATGGCGCTTGTGCAAGAAGTCGTGACCGAAAGGCTGGCGCAGCTCAACGAAACGGATCTTCATTGACGGATAAGCTCACACATTACGGCTACCGTATCGTATTCGGGCGTCCTCGGACCCCCGTGTTTCCTTTCCCTGATCCTCCTTACACATTTGCGTTCGTTTTAGAGTTTGCGGCAGGGATTGCGAGCGCGTGCCAAAAGGACTTCGAAGTCCACGAGGACGGCTCATCCGACGCCAGGGCCAGGGGCGAGCGCATGGGGCAGCATCTCAAGCTCTACGCGCGCCGCTGGGAGTTGTCGGAGTCCGATTTCCGGTCTATTTCTATCGAATGGCATCGTAAAGACGGCGTAATAAAGAAGATGAGGTATTCTAGCATTGTCGAGAGAAACCAATGACGAAATGGTGCGCCTGGCAGAGTGGTTTGGCGAAAGTACGCGCGTAATAAGCGTGGATACGGCTATACAAGCCAAGGACCGCTTTGACTTTGCCGAACGTAACAGACTCAAGGCGCGAGCTGCGCACCTTCTCGCTGCGCAGCTCTTGGAGAATGACCTTGTTGCCACCACAGTGCTCCAAACGGACAAGGGCGACGTTATCCGACTCCAGGTTCAGTGTGTTAGGCCAGAAGTGTGGTGTGATTCGCATGACAAAGTGTTTTCTTCGCCCCCTCCCCCTTCCGTTAACGTGTCGGTGGCAGATACGTCAGGCATGCAGATGGGTGATTAAATGCTTCCAGTAGCCATAGCTTCGATGGTCAATACGCTGCGCTCTGACGTCGACGACGTAACGGCGCGCATCCAGCACCAAATGACCGAGGCGGCACGCCTTCGCGTCGCTGACGACAAGACGACCCATGAGATCCTCGACGAACTTAAGTCGAGGCTTTCGGCCCGCTTCCTGGATTGGTTCAAGACGGGCCAGTTCGCCGAGGCCGTAGCAGCCATGGGTCAAACGGTCCCAGAGGACAAAAAACCTTCAACCAACGTCCAGTTCCCTACCGGAACCTGAAGCCGTCATCCAGGGCCGCAGTGAGCTTCTCGATACTTTGGCGCTTCTTGTTACCCTTGAGGGTGACGGCCCGGAAGCGAAAGACCTCACAGGCCGCTCCAAGCCGGATCTTCGCCTCGTCCGATTCCATCAACTCCACAAGCACTCCCGCAGCCTGCGCGAAGAGCTGATCAGCTCTGATCTCCGCGAAGGCATCGCGGGAATCTTTGTCCTTGTCCGCTAAAAGCACGTCTTTTTGGGACTCCGCAGGGAGGGCATCGTAGTTACCTCCCTCTGCCGCGAAGTCAAAAATCGTCTTCTGGGCAGACCCAGGCCCTTGTAAATACGTGTGTTGGTTAGTCATGCTTAAAACATAACCACACACAAGGAGCCATGCAATGGCAGGAGCAGTCGGATCGGATGTTGACTCTTACGGCGGCGTCAAAGAGCTTTACGCAGATGACAAATATTACCAAGAGCGTACAGCGGCCAGCTTGTTTAAGTACGTGCGTAAAGCACGCGAAGGCGAAGTAGAATTTGACGGCAAGCGCTTCAACGTCTCCGTGCAGTTCCAGTATAACGAGGCTTTCGGCGCCCGTAACGATAACGAAGCCCTTCCTACGGCTGACTATCCAGCGGAAATCTTCTGCCAGTGGTCGCCTAAGCTTCACTACGCAACCATGGAAATGACTTGGTTCGCCGCGACCCGTGGACACAAAGACGGCCGCGTCGGTGGTCGTTACATGGACGATTACGTCAAGGGCACGCTGATTTCGATGAACGCGGGCCTCTCGCACGCTCTCTACAGCAACGGGCGCGGATTTATCGCCACGGTCGACACTGCCACAGCGGCGGCCCTGTCCTTCACCGTTGTTACCTCGACCCGCATCCGTCCTGGTATGCGCCTCGATTGGTACAACTCCGCCTTGACCGTCAAGCGCGGCGTGATCCAGATCGACTTCAAGGGTGTTGACCGCATCTCGAAAACGCCGTTCATCAAGGCCGCCTTCGGTACGGGCGCTGTCCCTGCCGGTGCAGTCGCTGGCGACGTGCTCGTCGTCATCGGCTCCCTCGACGCAGGCGAGCCTACCGATGGCCGCTTCCTCGCAGGCTTCAAGCGCATCACTGACAACTCTTCATCCTACGGCTCGCTGTCCCCTGCCGATTACGCTTGGTGGAGAGCAACCAACCAGAACGCTGGCGGCGGTAACATTACCGAAACGCTCATGCAGCAACAGTACGACCTCATGTATGACATCACGGGCGACTACCCGAACAAGATCGTCATCCGGTCGAACCAGAAGCGCCTGTATCTGGCCAACTTCCTCAACCAGCGCCGCTTTGCGACCGCCTCGTTTGATACGGGCGCCGCAAGCCTCTCGTTCAACCCTTTGAAAATGGGCGAAGACGAGAAGAACGAGAAGCCGAGCGAAGCGCGCATGCTCGAAGACCGTGACGCGGATCTCGACGAGATCCTCTTCTGGAACGACGAAATGCTCTGCCTGGCCTCCGACCTCTACGACGGCCCTACCATTGCTGACGAAGACGGCTCCGAGTTCCGCAAGCGCATCGGTTTCGATGCGGACCAGGGCTTCTACCGTGCATGGATGAACACCGTTTGTTACAAGCGCGCCGCAGTTGGCAAGATTAGCAACCTCGCAGTGGGCACGGCGAACATCTAAGGGAGCGCGGCAAGTGAATGACCCAATGGATAACGATCTTGTCGCCGCAGCCCGTCGCCGCATCCTTCGTGAGCTCGAAAAGGAACAGGGAGGCGCGTCCGTGGTTAACAACATCGGTGGCGGCCTCCCTGTTTCCTTGCGCGACCAGATGTCACAGGTAGCGCCATCGGGCTCGCCTGAGGACGACTACTACGTCGCCATTCGTCGCGAAGCGAACAAGAAGGGCGGTTGGGACAAGATGGTTCGGCGCTTCAAGGCTCAAAAGGGCGAGAAACCGCCAACGATGGAGGAGCTTTTCGGTGGCGATGCGTGAGGCCATGCAAGAGGCGGAAACCAAGCTAAAGAAGCTCACCAAAGAAGAATGGGTGCAGCTTCTTCAGCAAGATATCGACCCCCTCTGGCATGCGGGCGAAGGCGTCAGCGACACTGAAGAGATACCCAGGCCAGACGACATACGTAACAAATACCTCCGCGCGCGTATCGGGCGTGAGGGCGAATACCATCCAGGACCGAGGAGAAATGCACGATGATGGCAAACTTGATCAAGGCACTAAACAGCTCCGGAGCGCAGGGCAAAGCGCTTGCGGCCAAGCTCGCGGAGAAGGCGTCGATGGTAGGCGGGCAATCCGTCGACCTCATGAAAGGGTTTGGAGCGGCAGGCAAGGGAGTGATGAAAACAGGTCGCCTTGGCATGCTTGAAAACGGCATGAAGACGATTCCCGGTAACCTGAAGCTTGATGCCCAGACGGCAGGGAATGCCATCAAGAATAACCCTTACGGCGCAGCAGCCGTCGGCACGGGCGCAGTCGCTGGCGGTGGGGGCCTTGCAGCTCTCCTCGCTTCCTTGGGTGACGAAGACGAGGACGATTGACCATGGATGAGACGCTCAAAGACGAGCTCCTAAAACTGATCCTATCCGGGGCCGTCTCGGGCGGCATCCTCGGCGGCGGTGGGCGTCTCCTTTCTGGCGCGCGCTCAGTAGGTGCTCTCGCCAAAGGCGCGGGCCTGGGCGCGGCAGTGTCGGGAGGGCTCACAGGCCTCTCGGGCGCTATTGGCCTTGGCGTCGGAGGCTCTCCGACCGAGGAAGAGGGCTCTGGCTACTCCAAGCGCCTCGGCGTCGGCGGTGCGATTGCCGGTGGACTCGCAGGCGCAGGCCTAGGCGCTCTGATGGGCTCCAAGGGCGGCCGCGCGGGCGCGCTCAGTCTTATGCAGAAGATGGGCGGCAGCGATATGGCGCGCGAGATCACTAAGGGCTCTTCAGTTCTGGGCCGAGGAATTGGCGCTCTCAAGAAGCCTGGTTACGCAGCGGCAGGGCTTGGACTTGGCGGCTCCGTGGTCGGCGCGTTTCAAGGCGCTGACGAGGGCATGCAGCTCGACTTTCTGCATAACTTGTCCAGAGAGCAGAAGGAAAAGGCGCTCAGGAAGCAGATGGGGTATTGAGTCATGAACGGAAAGATAACGATACATCCTCACGCGTTCCCGGAGCCTAAGGGCGCGCTTGCTAAGGTGCTTCGGCACTTGGGCAAGAACAAGTTACTCTATGCGGCTTTGGCGGCAGGATCGGCGGCGGCTTACGCGACCAAAGACATGAAGGCTACCCTTTCCGTAAGTGGTGAGGGCTTTGTGAAGAGGACGAAGGACTAATGATTGAATGGTTCCTCACGCCCAAAGACGACAACGAGAAGGCCATCGCCTACGCGATGAGGCTCTACGGCGCGAACAAGCTCGCGGATACCGTCACGGATCGCTTCCTGGACTCTGGGGACCGCGACCTAGACCGCAAGCTTAAGACGTTACAAGTGCGTTCCCTTGCTGGTCAGCAGGGCATTGATCCTGACAAATTCATGACCGACGACGCTAACGAAATGAGCAAGACCGCGCAGGGCGCAATTAGTTACGGCGCGCAGAAAGCCAAGCCCAAAGCCTCTTTAGCTCACGCGATGACGGCTAGCCCGATGTTTGTGCCGCAAAAAGCACAGACTGTCTTTAAGGCAGCGCTCTCAGGATCAGGCAGTGAGTCGCCTGGTTTCTTTTTCAAGGAGGCCATGCGCGATTTGAAAGCTTTGAGCGGCTCGGCTACCATGGCCGGTAGAGCCAAATCAATAGCCCGTTACGCTTCGTTCCTTTAATGGTCGGGGCGTGCCTATAGCCCCGGAGTAAACATGAGTTTTGCCCTTCCTTCTCCGTTTCTCAACTCTGACGGAGGAGGCGGAGGCGGTCCGGTCGCGTCTCCGTTTACCGGAGGCGGGCGCGGACACTCAGGGGGTGGAGACGATTCCGCCGACCTCCTTAAGCAGCTCAAAGCCGAAATCCAAGAAGCGAATTCCCGTGCCACGCAGGCCGACGAGCGCTCCCAGAGTCTTGCCGGAGTCCTTGGCGGCATCAAGACTGCGGTAACAGGCGGACAGCAAGGGCCCGATCCGGACTGGTATGACGAAGGCATCCTGCCCATGCTCTTGGAGCTGGAAAAAGACGGCAAGAGCCATCCGATGACGGCCACGCTCGCCCGTGAGCTGAAGAAGAGCCAAGAGCAGCAGCGGCAGCTCGCGGAGCTCGTCAGGACACTCCAGGCCCGGACGGAAGAAATCCAGGACCCGAACACGCAAAACGACGAGCGCGCCTTCTCGACGATGGATGACTACATTGTCGATGAACTTACGAGTGTCTATGGCGAACCGAAGACCAACCTTCACCGTGCCGTTGCCGCCAATATCGCAGCCGATATTCAGGCCATCAAGACCAAGCTTCCGGGCAAGTGGGAAGAAATCAGGCGCGACCCAGGCAAGCTTCGGAAGATTGTCCAGCACCACATTACAGGCATCATCCCGCCTACCGCTCGTCAGGCCATTGCCAAGCAGGTCGACGACAACACGCCCGTAACGTTACAAACGCTTCACCAGGCTTGGGATGAGTTCCAGGGCATCAAACATACGCTAGACCCACAAACACGGGGCGAAATGGCCTCCGAGATTCGCAGGCAACTTCTGTCAGAGAAATTCATGCAGAACCGCCGATTGCCTGGGCGTAGATAAGCGCGTAGCGTGAGGGCGCTTCTCTCTCTCGGCCGAGGGTGGGGGAGTAATCTTCCACTGAGAGAGAGGGGTTCCATTTTATGGATCTTATTGCTTCAACATTCATCAAGCCATACTCACAGACAGAACTTGCAGGCGCCGAAGGTCTTACGCACGAAGACATCGCCAAAAGCCTTACAGTTCGGCCTATTGACTTCAAAAACAGGTTCTTCGAATTAGGGTATGACAAGTTGTTGCGCGAGATGGGTCTGATTTTTGAGATGTTTTCACTTAAATCAGAAACGCGCGGCAGACCTAAAGAACTTCTCGTATTTCCTACCGACGTTGCCCGCATCCTTGTGGCCAACTATCCAAACGAGATAGGGATGGGCTATGCAGCGTGGCTTGTGCAAGTGGCGCACCACCAATACGAGGCCATAGCCGAAGACAACGCACGCCTGCGCAACGAGAACCAGACACTCGCGGGCCAGGCCAAGAAGGTCTCCCTCCCTCGGGCCAAGCGCGCCCTGACGCGGCGGGTGCTTCACCTCGTCGGTGACCTTATCGGCGGCGTGAAGATTGACGTCAGGCTCGCGCCCATCGATTCGCTAGTGGAGTGGCAGAAGCTCCTCGCTCACGTTCCCGCTATGATCCACCAGAAGAACACGCTAGCGCAACACGTCATCGAGCGCGTACAAGCGGCAACCGAGCTGATAGGTAACGCGGCCGAAGCGCTTGGCGTTGACCGTAAGGACGTCATAGATACCATTCACGACGCTCTGTATGTGATGAGCGTGGACAAAGGTAAGGGCTCTCTGCCAAACTAAGCCCATGATAAATCCATGGGAACTTCGACCGATTCAGGCCCTCGTAGCGTCTGCGTTCTTCCACTACAAGCACGTCATGCTGATGCTCCCTCGTCAGGAGGGCAAGACTGAGCTTGGTGTGCGGATAGACCGGCATTGCATCGCGACGACTCGAGAGACTCGCCAGGCCATCTTCCTGACCAAGAGCAAGGAAGCCGCAAAGAAGATGACTCGTGAGAAATTCTCACGCATCTTCGACCCGGAGAACTTCCAGGTAAACACCGAAATAATCGTCAATAAGAACATGCCTACCAACGTCATGTTTATAGACTCTGTGGACAAGCGCCCGGACAAGCTTCGCGGGGGAACGTACCATCTCATAAATTGGGCAGAGGTAGCGTTTTCGGAGTTCGACATGGGCGTGACTGTGCATGACGTCAACCACAAGATCCTCCGCCCCACGCTGCGCGCAACCAACGGTTACTCGTTCCTCGAAAGCACTCCCAACGGCTCGAACGGCTGGAAGGAGATGTGGGAGGACACGGACCAGTACCCACAGCCGAACGAAGACAAGCCTGGGACAGGTTACAAGAGGATCGTGTTCCCTCTCTCGAAGTTGGTTGAAATGGGTCTGCGCTCCAAGGAAGAGTATGAGATGCTCAAGAGCACCATGCCTGACCTAGAGTTCCTGCAGGAATATGAATGTCATTTCGTTTCGTTCCAGGGGCGCGCCTACCCGGAGTTCATGCCTCACCTTGTGTGGGCTGAGATGCCGCCTCCGCAGCATTGGCAACGCACCTTCTTCGCCATTGACTGGGGTTACAACCCGTCGGCAACGTGCGTCCTGTTTGGTTACGTGCTCGACGGCCGTGTGTGCGTCTTCGACGAAATCTACGGAACCGAAATGCTCTTGGACGAGATTCAGGCTCGCATCAAGCGCACGATGACGCAGTGGCAGTTACGTCTTGTTGCTGGCGTAGCGGACCACGACCCCCGCTCCAACAAAGAGCTTGAGATTCAAGGAATCATGGTGTCGCCCGTTGAGAAGAACAACGTTTACGGTAACAGGCTCGAAGTAAAAACGCTCCTCAAGAACAACATGCTCTACATCCATCCTCGCTGCGAGTATCTCATTAGGGACCTCAACAAAGCGCAGTGGGACCCCAAGAAAGAAGGGGAGATAGACTACAAGAATTGCAACTATGGCCACTATGATGGCGAAGCGGCTCTAAGGTATCTTATCCGTGGGTTCAAACATCACGAAGCAGACGCGCCGAAGGTCTTGAAGGCATCGGACTCCGCGTCAAAAATGGAGGCTCTTCGCCGTGGCGCTCTCTCTCGCATCTCTTAAGACTCGCATTCTGAACATTCTTCAAAAGGAAACGACGTACCAGGGTTTCTATACGGACTCAAAGCTTGACCAGGGTATCAACGAGTCTATGGACTACGTTGCCGCTAGGGCCATGCATGAAATGGGCGAGGGCTGGTTCCAGGACCTCGTTTACATTACGACCGTAGCGAACACGCCAGGGTATGAGTTGCCCACAGGAACCGCTCTTTTGCGGGAAGTGCGTTACCTATCGGGCAATGTGTACATTCCTCTGAGCCCTATCGAGGCCGTCGATGAGGCATGGGCGATTAGTGGAGTTCAAGGCGGAATTCCTTCGCGTTACGAGCTAATCGGCGGCCAAATCGTCTTCAACCCGGCCCCCTCAATCGTCGGAGTGAATCACCTTCAGCTCAAGGTAACCAAGTTTCCAACGTATCTGGTCGCTAGCGGGGATTTGTTACCGTCCCAGTTCACGAACGCCTTGGAGTGGTATTTGATTTACCGTACAGCATCACTTCTTGTGATGGCCGTAGGAAATCCAGACCCAGAATGGCAGCAAAAAGAATCCGAATGGTATCGCGTTATGGAGTCGATGATTACGGCTCGCATCAAGAAGCCAAAGTTTGTGAAGAATTTTCGCTTCTGATAGCCTCGCCCAGCTCCTCTTTCTCTGCGCAGAGACGGGGAGGGCAACCAACCCGTGGAGAAAGAGGGGTTACAAGCTATGCCATTCCTGTCCAAATGGTATCCGATGTTTTGCGAAATGGGCTTCCCGCAGCTCGATATACGGCAGTTTGAAGATGGGGAGTGGGCGATACGCGAGTTCTACCGCTCGCCCGTTGTCCCATCGCTCACGCCCTGGAAATACGTGCTCACAGGCCTTAGGAATGTAGATATAAGCGAGAGCTTTATCCGCAAATACCTATGGCAGATAGACCCCAGAACAAAGGCTTTTTGGGAGCATGAAGAGTCCGAGAGGATAAAGGCAGAAACAGAACGAACGTCTATCGAGAACGCCAAGGTCGACCGCATTATGCGGCTCGGCACGCAGCTCGCAAAAAACGACGACTTAATGGAACGCGCGCGCCGGATTGGTCCGGCCGCGTTAGACCTCGAAAACATCGGGCGCCAAATCCACAAGGATAAGCCCTGGAAACTGAAGGACTTGTCATGATTATCGGCGCTTTTTCACCCTTGATTAAAATCTTCCTGCCGTATTTCTGGATTCCCGTCCTAGACAAGGATGGCAAGCCCGTTCTCGACGCAGAGGGAAACGCCACCGAGAAGCGCGTGAAGCAAAGCGAGATTCTCTCCAAGCCAACGCGCATCATTGAAGACGAAATCCTCCGCTTCGAAGTGCCCAGGTCCATCGGCGCCTACCACATGCGCGTGGGGCGTCCGGTAAACCTCGAAGATAGGAACCTCGCGGTCTACCTCACGGGCGACGACATCGGGCAGCAGATGGACGAGGATTTTCGCATCAACACGGAAACGGACTGTTACGGCATCGCAGCCATTCCCCTGAAGTCCGACGTGCAAGGCATGTTGGTTGCTTCACTGGCGAGCGGAGATAACGACGCTGAAAAGCTCCTCATGGACGAGCGGAAGCAGGCGGCAGAGGCCCACGCCCAGGCGAAGCTTATTTCTCACCACAGGTGCGTCAGAGCGGCTAAACGGATGGTCGCCTCTCTTAAAGACCAACGTCAAAAGGACAGGGAGGCTAACCGGGGCTCCTACGTCCCGTCTCCCTCCGAGTACCTGGCAGCCTATTACCTCTCCGAACAGGAGTCCGCCGAGGCAGAGCGCATGCGTGCCGTGGTCGAGCAGTTTAGCGGCATGATGGAGAAAATCGAACAGAAGGGCATTCAGCTAGGTAGGTGAACAATGCTACGCTCCTTGCAAATACCAAGGAGCGTAGACAATGGCGATGGACGACAAGACCGTTACGGCAAAAGTGCCTGCGCAGCAACTCGACAACGGCATTGAACCCGCCGGTTCGAACATTTCCGAGGAATTCTACTTCGGCGATGATGTTACCAATATCCACAAAGCACAGTACGACGGATTTGGGCCTCGTTACGGTATGGCTCCTTTGCCGTATCATTCCATTCCTGTTTCTACTGGGCAGCCGTCTCTTGTAGACCTCGAAGTGGTGGCGCCAAGCGGAGAGAGCCGGAGCCGGGTGTACGGCATTGTGCCTTTGCGCCTGGCTACCTACTCCGCAACCGGCCCGCTTGGGCCATCAGCAACGCACTACGCGTGGATTACAATTTCCAAAGCTCCGGCAGACAACGCTGACGCGCTAGCCCTGCACATGAACGTCACCAACGGAACATTGGGACAACCCTACGCGTCCGGAATGGACTCGCGCCTGTCAAAGTTTACGCAATTTGGTGATGGAAATTTTCAGTGGCTCATCTTCCTGACCAGCGCGAGCACCAACCAGCGTCGGCGCCTGGAAAACTGGCCCAACGCGTGGGGTTCTGTGTCGTCCTTTACGGTGCCGGGCCGTGTTGTCTCGATGCAGTGGCTTATTGGCGTCGTCACAGCCGAAGCGACGGCCAGCGTCCCTCCGATTATTCGCCTACAAGATGGGTATTCAAGCGAGTTTGCTTTCCTAAATCCCAAGCCAGGCCTGCGGAAAATCACTGTCTACAGGCATTCGACCAAGGGCGGTCAAAACATCACGCGCACGCAGTACGACGTCGATGCAACATCGTCGTACTACTTGTTTCGTAACAACTTGACCAAGACCACGGCTGATATGAACGCCGCGAATCTTTCATTCACTACCTCACGAACCTACGGGACAGCGGGCGTTTACACGAACGGAATCTTTACGGCGCTCTACTCCGACCCGCTCGCATCTCACAACCAACGCCATTCCGTGGTTGCGGCTGCGTTCGGAAAACCATGGGGCTTTGTCTTCAAGGAGGAATTGACGTCGGTCGCGACCGACGGAATCCTGCCGATTATTCTAGTCGACTTTACCGCATTTAATTACGAAACAGTCGACAGAAACACTATGGGCCAGGGCTCTGCAAACAGGTACTCCGAGAATGGATCAGTCAAACCGACGTGCTGGGTCTACTGGCCATCCTGGGAAATTAACGTACCAACAGCAAACGATGCGGCGCTTGCGTGCTCGACGCCCAACAACAACGTGGCTCTCGGCCCCGCTAACTCTGGTATCCTTCGCGCCAACAGCACGTACGAGTTTACGTACACGGCTTACAATAAGATGCTCGGGCACGAGACAAACGTCGGAACGCCAGCGCGCATCGAAACCGGCTCGGATGACTTCGTTTGTCTACTTATGCGCAGGTCGCAGACGGACACAGGCGCTTCCACGGGCGTGAACGAGGCCGTTATCGCTCAGGGCGCGAATGTGCCTTTTGGAGGAGCGACGTACAGGAACGTTTTCGAGTACCGAGTTTATTACCGGGAGCTTGGTACCTTTGATTGGCTTCCTGCGGGCCGTATCGATGAGCCTCGTTATTTCTTCGACGCGACAGAGCGCACATGGGCCGTGTGCGAGGGCGCAATAGCAGCATTGCCCGGTGGCCAGCCGGGCGGATTTGTCGACAACTCTCCCTTGCCAAGCGACGAGTATTTCCAGACGTTCACCTACGCGAATCGGCTCTTTTGGTGCTCGCCAAAGAGTCTTTTGTTTTCGGGCAGGGACAATCCCTACATCTACAGCGTGCGCAACGCTTTCGGATGCCCTAAGGGCGCATTCCTCGGCGGCATAACCCATGCGTATCCTGGCGAATCCGAACAATCATCGCGAATCGTCCTTTTCACCACCGAGGCAACCTACACGGCACGCTTCCGAGGGCAGGAGTTCGGCACGCAAGAGCCCGTGCGCGTCTCGCCAACGTCGGTTGGTACGTTTTACGTCGATGGAAGCGACTTTGATATCCGCGAATGGACGAGCATCACAGCCTTCTCGTACAGGTCGGCAGTAAATGCGGACGGCGTGTTGTACTGGTGGGGGCCTCAGGGCGTCTACCGGGATGATGGAGTTGACGTGCCATCAAAGGGCTGGTCGCAGTACATGGATCCCTTGCTAAAGACTCTCTATGACAAGGCTCAATCGGCCAAGATTCACACTGTGTTCAACCACAACACGCACGAATGTATCTGGTTCTTTCTCGATACGGCGGGCGTGCAAAAGGCTCTGGTTTACAACACAAAAGCCGATTCATTCTTCATGTGGTCGTTCTCGAATATCCTTGTCGACTCTTCGCAGCTTCTGGACGTGGAAGTCTCTGGCTCGGCTCTTCGCACACTGCGAGGCCCGCGCGTGCTCCTGCATTGCCGAGACGCGTCCGATCTGACTATCCCTCAGCGCACCGTGTTCTTCGACGAGCTCGTCGACGCGGGAGACGTTCGCGTGACCAAGGCTTACCTCGTAACGGCAGTCGCGACTTCCGGAGCGAATCGAGAGCTTACGCTTGCCGCAGGCTTTACCGGCACAGTCCCCACATCCGGCGCGCTGACGATTTCGGGCGCGAAGGCGTACCGTGGCAACACGGATGCGGTCGACGGTATCTATGCCATCGTAGGCGGTAACGGGACCTCGACTATCCAGATTTCCCCTATCGGCGGCACATGGGCAGGTAACGACTTCACACTGGGGGCCATCGGGGCCTCAACCAACTACTTCCCCGTGTGGGTTGAATCGGTCCATGGCTTTGCGCTGCGCGCACAGTCAGGATATTTCGCGCCAATGGGGTGGCTATTTCATGGCCGCTGGATTTACTGCCAGCAGCTTTTCAAGGTCGACGAGATGACTCGTACGACGGGGTATCAGGTCAAAATGGAATGGCTCACGACAGCGGGCGGGGCGACGCCTGGGGTCCGCACGCTCACGCTCGCGGACAACTACAGAGGTAACTACCGCGTCCACAGCCAGATCCCCTTCACGCAACAGAACGCTGAGGGCCAGGGCATCAGTACGACGTGGACGACGCCTTCTGGCCTCCACAACGGCGGGCGGTGGTTCGTTCAGTACCTATCGTTCAACATCGTCCCGATGAGTTCTGGCGAAAACCGGCGCTACGAAGGCTGACGGGGGCTTGAGAAGCGGGCACGGCCAAACGACAATCTAAGGGCGAGGTGAATTATGGGATGGTCCGAGAATATGGTAGCAGGCTCCGGCACGACCGGCGCGCGCGACACCTTGAGAGCTGCATCAAAGGGTAACTGGAAGGGCGCCGGAAACTCAGCAGTAGATAGCTGGGCAGACGTAACGACCATGGGCATCTCCAAGGGCATTCGCGACAAGAAGCTTGCCGAAAAGGAAGCGGCCAAGCGTTCGCAAGAGCTGAGTGACGGCATTGGCGACGAGGCGGGCAAAAGCCTTGAGATACAAAAATCCGAAAACGACAGGTTCAAATCTGAGCGCAACAAGGGCTTTGATAGCCAGGACGCCTCTGACAAGGATTATGAATCTCGTGTACGCGGCCTGACAAGCCAAGCCGAAGGGTCTGCGCGCGACTCTCGGGGCGTTTACAACACGATGTCGAGTCAATATCGCTCGATGCAAGACAGCGCAAACGAGCAAGCCGGTCAGGCGATGTCTTTGCGCGACTTCTCCGATCCAAACAACCGGGTTAGCACGCAGGTTCGCGATATTTACAACGCCGAAGGCACGCGCTCGCGTGGTGAGTACAACTCAGAGGCGCAGACCCAGCGCGACCAGTTCAACACTGAGGGTGAGCTGCAACAAGGCCGTTACGAAACAAACGCCAAAAACGAAACACGCGGTGGGCAGGCTGATTTCGGCGTCCTCTCGGCCCTTGGAGCGCAGTCGATGGGCCAGGCTGGGATGGGTCCCATGACCGTTGGCCAGCAGATGGCCATGTCCGCTCAATCTCAGCGCCAAGCCGGTGAGGCTTACGCAGGCGCTCAACGGCGCGTCCAGGGCCTCAGGGATCAGGGGCTGCAAGCAAACCTGATGAATCGCGATAGAGGCTTGGAAACGTCATCTAACCTCCGAGGCCGGGGCGTCGACAACGATTCCCGCATGCGCGAGCGGGGCATAGAGTCCGGATTCGATCGCTCCGATGCGACGTATGCAGCGGGCGAGTCCGCGCGGGACCGCCAAGGCTCTATCATGCGCGACCGGGATGGCATGGAGCGAGGGTACCGCAACTACGAGATCAACTCTCGGGGCGAGCGCGATGGATTTAGCCAAAATCTCACGGCGTCTGAAAAAGGGCGAGCGTCGCGAGGCATCAATCGAGCGTCCGAAGATCGCGGCATGAATATGGAAGTCGAACGCTCGCGCATGTCCGAAGTCATGCGCAAGTCGGGCGCCTCTGAAGCCTCTATTCAGCTCAAAATGAACCAGATGTCGGCGGAGCAGGCGCAGTACGCGAAGACTGTAGGTACCGGCGTATCCGCAGTGGGCACAGTCGCTGGCGGCATCTACGGCGGACCGGCAGGGGCGAAAGCCGGTAACGAAATGGGCAAGGGAATCTCTGAGTCGACGCCAGAGCAGGCGCAGGCGAGGGCCAACCCTCAAGACCGTTTCATGCAGAACGACGCCCCCAACGCATCAGGGAGCACGAGCAACTTCCGGCCGCAATCGCAGTCTGGCCAAAGCGGCGCGTTTGGCGATTATCTCAAGCGCAAGTATCCTAACCGCTCTTCTCAAAATGCATGAGGTAGCGGAAATGTTTGAAGTCGGCGTCAAGCGCAAGTTTTGGTTTGGTTACAAGTCTTACATTGTAACAAAGGCTTTTATCAGGGGATTTACGACACTCTATGACGCTTCGGATATGGCCTTTGACGCGCCCATTAATCCGTATCTCGTCATGATTCTCCCTGACGGCACAGAGTTTTACGTCTCTGATATCGAGCACCGAGATTGGTACTCTAAGGAGTTTAAGAATGGGCTTCCGGCGTCTTCAGGCTGAGGAATATAACCCAGAGATTGCTAACTACGCAGAGCAAATGCGTAGCATCTCAGACCTCACGGCTGAGGAATCCCTGCGTAGCGAGAACAGGCGCGCGCAAGGTCAGGCCGACCGGCTTGCCGTGGAGGAACGCGGATTCGACGCCCTAATCGGAGGCGTCAAAGAAGGCGTCACTGGCGGCGCAGACCGCTACCAAGCGAACAAGAGGATGCAGCGCGAAGAAGCGCGCCTCGACAAGCAAGACGCACGCGCAGACCGTGGCGAAGACCGTTCGGACAAGCAAGTCGGCATGCAGGAAGAAGAATTTGGCCTTCGCAAGCCAGAGATGCAGGCGCAGGCAGGCACGGCAGAGCAGCGCGCGCGCCTCGGCATCGAGGGCCAAGAGGCAGGCATTGCCGGGGCCAAAGCAGGCACTCGTCAGGCCACCGTCCAGGCAGACACGATGGAGCGCGAAGAATCCTGGAAAAACGCCTCCGCATCCGGGAAACCGGAGGCCAGGGAAGGGGAAACGAACAGGGATTACGTCCAGCGCATGGATCTCGAAGGAAACAAGGCGAACCGAGACCTCGCGATCGCCCAGCTCGACGAAGCCAAGGCCACAAGGGGCGGCAGGGTCGCTCTCCAGAACGCCCAAATCGGCGCGGCCAACGCCTCGACCGAAGCGCAGACGATCGCGAACACCGCAGCTCGTGAAGACACGGAAATCAGGAAGCTCACTGCGATGGCGTCGGCGCCAAAGCCGGGCGACCTCGAGAAGCTCTCTCCGTATCTTGCCAAAGAGGTAAACGAGGGCCGAATCAAGCCCGAAAAGGCCGCTCTCGTCATCGCTGGAATCAAGAATGCAGAGGCTCAAAAAGCCTTGCAACAGCAGCTCGTGAACAATGCCAACCCTGAGTACCAGGACCGCATTACGCGCACCTTTGCGGCTCGCGACAAGGCAGACAACTACCTCTCCGCAATAGCGGAAATGGAAACAGCACTAGCGCAGAACCGGTCCAATAATATGTTTACAGATGATGGCGCGCGCGTGCGCTTTGCAACGATGCTCGATGGCGTCGGGATGGCAACCGATGCGGAGAAGATCCGGAACGGCTCCGACTTGGGCTCCATTGGCGATAAAGACAACCCGTTTGGCCTCACGGGCCGCATGGAAACGCTCCTGGCGAAGGTAAAGGTCTCGGCGAGGGCACAGATGGACGTGCTTTCCGCAGAAATCAAAGCAGACCCGAAGGTCGCAGAGCTTTCGCAGCGCATTAGCCAGCTAAACGCGAGCGCGTCGCCAGGACAAGGCAAGCAACAGCTCTTCGGGTCGCCAAACCAAGGTCCGCAGATAGGCGCAGGCCAAAACGGTAACAGACCCGGTATGCCCCAACCTCTCCCAGGCCGTAACGCACGCAAACGCGAAGCTCCCGCAAGCGTCGGAGGACCCAGGAAATGAGTCTCAACTACACGGTCGACGGCGATGACGGGCAATCGAACGTTTACGGCGCAAACGAGTTGCAGCAGCAGCTAGCGACGGCTGGGTACCAAAACGCACAGGTCAACCCGGACGGGCGCACGGTGAGTTATCAGCTCAACGGCGAGACTTACGACGACGACCTTCCGTCGCTTCTGGAAACGATGGGGCACAAGGTGTCGAGCATCGTTCCAGAGAACGTTGACGAGAGCTTCGTGCAACCAACGTGGCGTGCAGGGCTTGCGGCTCTGCCTGGCGATGACAGCGTGCGCAAGTCGTACATCGAGTCCAATCTAAAGAAGATGGGCATGAAGGGCGATGTTATTGGATCTGGGGATGACTGGTACTTTAACAACCCGGATACCGGTAAATGGTACAACACGACCAACGCGCGAGGGTTCGACATGTCGGACCTCATCGGCGCAGCCGTGGCAACTCCTCAGGTCATCGCGGGCATCGCAGGCGGCGGAATTGGCGCAGCGGCGGGCGCGGCGGGCGGTCCGGCCGGAGCGGTAGGCGGCGGCATGCTCGGCGCAGCGGCGGGCGACCTTGCGGGCGGACAGCTCACGCGCAGCGTCGCACGTATGTTTGACCCGCAACTAAACGAGGCTCTTTCTCAAAAGGGCGGCCAGTTCGGAAAAGAAGACCTCGTAAGCGCGGGCCTGTCAGGCCTGGGCGGTGGCATCGGAGGCATTCCAGCGCTCGCAAAGGTGATGAATAAAGGCATGCTCACGCAGGCCGCAAAGGGCGTCGGCTCGGTGTCCGAAGGCGCAGGCTACCTAACGTCAAGGGGCGCGAAGGCAGCAGCCGAGAGCCCACTGGTAACAGGGATAACAACGGCGCTCATTCCAGGCCTCGGCACAGCCCAGGCGGGCGGACTCGCCCTTCGTGCAGGCGAGCTCCTGCCGTGGATGAACCGGCTTCTTGGGAAGGGTGCGGGCAAAGTCGCTAGCATGACCGACGATGCGCTCCTGAACGGTGGGCTTAATGCCGAGGAAGCAGTGCTGGGTAACGCCATCAAGAACCGCGCATCTCGAATGAACTTAAACGCTGTGGCGCGCGAAGTGCCCCTACCTCAGGCGAGCGGCTCGAAGCTCAACCGGCGCATCTTCGGGGGCCTCGATAACGTTGACGCTGTAGAGAAAATGGCCGAAGAAGCGGCGCTCAACAGAGGCGCGACGCGAGGCTTTTACGAGAACGTCGGGGCGAAGCTTGGGCGCACGCAGGCGCGCGAATCGGCGCCTGGCTTTGTCGGTCCCGCCAAGCCGGGCCGCATCAACTTCTCGAGTATCGGCCAAGGCGCGGGCAAGGTGGCAGAAGCCGGCTCGAACGTTGGACGTGCGCTTGAGGGCGCAACCGAGGGCGTAACAAAGGCAGGCTTTAGGACCGTCCAGGGAATCGGCACAGGCATGGAAAAAGGAGGCCAGGCACTCAGTAGGGGGGCTGGATTCCTTCAGCCGTGGGAGAATAGACTCATTCTTAATCAAGGATTGCAGCAGGCAGATGACGGCGCCGAGTCTCTTGTCGAAATGATGCGTCGTTCTCGTCAGCAAACCCCAGCATTTTCGAGGTAACAAATGGCATTTACGTTGCAGAGCGCCTATCTTTACAAGATCGATACTCCGTCCCCTGTCCGCAAGTACGGACAGCAGGTTGCCGAGTTCAACATCACTCGCGTGAACACGGACACAGCCCTTGACCTCGGCAACTTCACAGGAACGTTCTGGACGGCCGTTGGCGCAACAGGCTTTGGCCCCCAGCTTCTCACCGCTTGGAAACAAGTTTTGACGGGCGCTGAGTCGCTGGTTAACGTCCAGATGACGACCGACACGGGTTTCCTTATCCGCGTCGCCTCCGGCCCTACCGCAAACCAGTTTGCGCTGAATAACTCTGCGACGTTTCCGATAATTCAGCCTAGCATCGTTCTGGCGAGCGGTTCGGGGCCTGTTTCCCTGAAGGTTCTCATTGTCCTGTCGCTTTTTCCTCAAGCCAACACCGTCGACTTCGGAGTATAAAAAATGGCCTTCGCAATTACTGGATTCAAGACGTACTCGCTCGCTTCCTTCGAGGCCGTTACGGCTCAATTTGAGCAAGTTGCCGAGTTCACGATTACGCGCGTAGCGACCGATGTGGCCCTGAGCCTTGGCGACACGGCTGGTACGTTTTGGACTGACGCGGGCGGCTCGACTCTCGGAGCCCAGGCGCTGATCTACTGGCGTAGCATCCTCGGCAAGGCTCGCGAGCCCCTCATGGTCGGTTCCCCCCAGATCGAATCGACGTTTACGCGCGTCGTCTCTGGCGCTACCGGCGCTCAGTACACGCTCGCGGCCTCGACTCCCGCCGGGATCTCGTTCGTTCTCGTTTCGGGCCAGGTCTTGGCCACGCTTAAAGTGCTCGTGCGCTTCTCCCTCAATTCGGGCGAGCTTCCTGTCAAACCGTTCGGCATTTGATACGATGCCTCCAAATTAGACACTGGGGGCAATCATGACAGACGCAGAGCGTTCGCTTCTATTTGCATTCATAGACAGCACCATAAGTCAGCTCCAGGCGCTGCGTGGTGCCGTTTCCTTATTGTGCAAAGAGCCAGGCAAGGTAACGTCAGTAGGTCAGAAGACGAGGCCTACAGAGGACGACTCTTTTGGCGACAACTATGCGAAGATGATTCAATCCGTACAGCGGGGCGACGACTCCGGCGAGGCCCTTTTCGATGATAAATGAGCTTAAGCTAGAGAAATACTGCGGCCATCTCCCTTGGGTTTGTCGCGACCCTAAAAAGCTCGGCGGAGTCATATCCTCGTTCGTCGAACGTAACGACCGCATGATGGGACCTTGGTACGAGCGATGGTTCACCAACTTTCAGTTCATTTACGGTAACCACCGCTTTCAATGGTCGCAGAAGTACGGCTTCCCGCTCGATACGGACTTCCTCTCCCGTGGGCAGAAGTCTATCAACTCCCGTTCACAGACAGACCTATCGCGAACCATCTTCGAAAGCCTCGTTTCGACCCTGTTTGGTAACGCTCCCGATTGGGAAGCGATCGCCATGGACGACAACGCGGCGCGAAACAGGCGATTCAAGGATATCTCCGAGAAAGCTCTCGCAGCCTTCTACGAGAAGCTTTTGATGGAAAAGGAAGTCAAGGGCTTCGTCCAGAACCTTGTCGCCTACGGCGTCTCGACGTTCAAGACGGACTTCGACCTCACCTCCGGGCAGATAGAAGACATTCCGATCTACGAGTCCAGAGAGGTAACGCTCCACGAAACCGTGGCGATGAGCGCAGACCCTATGGGGCTCATCAATTCCATTACGGAATCCAACAACTCCGATGGCTCGCCTCTCACGCAGACCCGCGTCGTCCCGGCGATGGATGAGAACGGCAAGCCTCGCGTCAATCGGCGCTGGATGGGACAACCTCGCATCCGGACGAGAACGCCCTTTGAGCATCGGCGTGAAATGTGCGCAGGCGGGGCACAACATGCGCGCTGGCATCAAGACGTTCGTATCATGGAATACAGCGAGTTTATCGAAGAGTATAAGGACGTGGACGGGCGCACCGAGTTCTTTGACCGGGTGCGTCCTGGTCTCATCCACGACGCGGCTACGAGCTTCGCGATTCGCCATTTCATGCGAATGAACTTCCTCACACCACAAAACGACATGGCGTACTGGTTCCGCGCGGAAACAGCGCTCTCTCAGGACTTTCTGAAGAGCAAAGTCATGGTAATCGAGCACTACGACAAGCCCAACATCCAGTACTGGCCAGAAGGGCGTTTGACGGTCGTCGTAAACGGCTACGCAACGCACGTTACGAAGCCGCAGTACCGCACGAACAAAATCGACGGATGGCATCCCTTCTCGGAAGCCATGTGGATGAACGTCAACCCGTCCCCAATGCCATCGGGGCCGATGGATGGCGTGACGCGCAAGAACCGTGAGCTCGACGATGCGGATTCGCTCATCGATACGATGATGCGCCGTAACATGGGCGCGATGATCCTCTACAAGACGGGTTCCGGCTTCGACACGCAGGCAGTCTTCGGGGAACCTGGGCAGCTCATCGACGTTGCAGACGTCAACGGCGTGCGCATCCTCAAAGACGACCAACCCATTCCGCCGATCCTCGACAAGCTCCGCGAAATGAAGAAACAAGACGCCTACGAAACGTCCGGCGCGGGGGACGCCCTTCGAGGGGACAAGCCCGCAGGGGTCGAAGCAGGCTACGCGTTCCGTCTCCTCGAAGAACGCGAGCAGAAGCGCATTACGCACGTCCGGCGCGCGCTTGAGTGTGCCGTGGGAAGCGCGGGCGAGAAGTTACTTTCGTGCGTGCGGGCGATGGGCAAGGGATTCGGCCCTGACGTCATCGGCTACATGATGCGTAACTCGGCCGGGGGCTTTGCAGCGTCCGACATCAAGGCGTTTATCGACATGCCCATGTCGTTCGGCGTCGACGTGTCCATCCGTGCAGGCTCGATGCAAGCGAAGAGCAAGGCAACCGCGCAGGCGACCTACCTTGACCTCATCCAAAAGTCGCCCTTGATTGCCAACAGACTGCAAGACGCGGACGTGCTCGACCGCTTCCTTCAAGAGTTCGACGCGGACGTCCTCCGGGACCGCTCGAGCGTCCACAGGGACCGCGCGAAGAAGGAAAACGACGTCCTCATCGACATCTCGCAGCAAGGGCCTGACGTTCTGTTACCTTTGCCTGTTGTCTGCGAGAACGACAACCACGTCATCCACCTCGACGAGCACGAGGCCGAGTACGTTCGCCGCTTTGACGAGTTCCAGACCGACGAGTTCGCGCTCCAGATATGGAACCTGCACATGGAAATGCACAGGTACTACGAGAAGCAAAACAAGGGCGAAGTGCCCCCAGGAACCATGCACAACTTCCGGCAGCTCGCGAAGGTGGCAGGGGCAAACCTTCCCGAAACTCTCAACCAGAACATCGAAAAAGGCGCAGCCCTTCAGCAGTCACGCCAGGCCGAAAAGCAGGCCGCTCCGCAGGGACAACCGGGCGCACCGGGAGGGCAACCACCCGCCGGGGCTCCTATTGAGCAAGGCCCAGGCGCGCAGCGTAGCGAGTCGATGGCCCGCGATGTTGGGATGGGGATGAAATGAAGGACAAGCCTTACATCAGTCAGCGCACACGGGATGCAGCGATGAAGGCGATTGACGACCTCCCAACAGAGGCTCTTCTTGATGCCATGCGTCAGATGCCCCTTTCGGAATTCCGGCGCAAAGAGCTTTCCGAGTCATACGGAAAGGACGTCTCAGAGCACCGCAAAACGTACCGCATGGACGAAGGCAAGGCGCCGAAGACGGCAGCGCCTGTGGACCCCGCGCGCATGCTCGCGGCTATGTCGTACGCAAACGCTCCGAACGGCGCGGACGGCGGCGAGGCGGCAGGGCCGAAGACTCGCACGGCTTCTGCGGCACCGGCCCAAGGCGACCCGCTTGGCGCCTACAAGGTGGCCAAGCCGAAGCTCCCTGAGGGCGATTCGCCCATTTACCAGGGCTTCAAAATCGACGGCTCCGCAGGCGACGGCACAGCTCAATCCGAGGAGGGCTAGCGATGATGCGAGAAATGGCGCTGGCGGCGAAACTGCGGGCAGCGCAGGAAGAGAAGTCGGCAAACTTAGAGGCAGCGCTCGCGCAGCTTCGCGGCGGAGACGAGAAGACGAGCGTTACCTTGCCGTCCGGCATTCGCGTTCGGCTGAAACGTCCTCCTCTCTCGCAGCTACTCGGAGGCAACCCCCTAGACCCTGACGGGACGGGCGGTGATGATGAACTACTTAAAATGCTCAAAGTGACAAGGGGTAACTAAATGACGCAGGCATGGGGCGGAATCGCTCTGACGAACGTAAATGCGGGAGGCGCGCTTACGCAGCTCTACCCAAACTGGCTTCAGGCAGGTTCGGCGGCGGCGGGTGTGCTCACAAGAAGGCGCCCCAACGAGGGCGTCATCTCCCGCCTCGAAGTCGTCCCAGCGACCGGAATCGGCGGCGTGTTTGAGCTTTGGGACATGGCCGGAACGCTCACAGGCACGAACCAAGTCAACTCGGCTTCGAGCATGACCAACACCTTCTTGGCTGCCGAGCAGGCCAGGACCCCGCCGAGAGCTCGCCTTCTCTGGTCGATCGACTTCTCGGGCGCCTTAGAGGGAGCGAATAAGCTCCTGGGCGTGCGAGTGGTCTTCGCTCGTGGCCTCGTTGCCAGATACACGCAATCCGACGCGGTAGGGACTCGTTCCGTAACGCTTAACCTCGTCGTCGACGGTGGCTACCAGCTGTGGGAAGGGGAAATTCCCTAATGGCTACCGAAGCACGCGTTTACAACGCTACAGGCGATCGCACGTCCGACCCTGCTACGTTTTCTTTCTGGGATCCCGTCTTGCAGAAGACGTTCGTCCTAGAGCTTGACTCAACGAATCCGCTTATACCTGTCAATGCCGTTGTTACGGTTCCTCCGCTTCAATACACGCGCAACGCGGTAACAACCACGGTGACGCGCGACACAACAACGCCAGCCAGCAATCGACCGCTCCCTGTGGAGCTTCTCGCAGGTGATTCGCTTGGTCCGGTTGCTGTTGGCATCGGCACCTCGAACAGCTCAACGATGCGCGTTCACGTCGGCAATGGCTCGTCGATAGATGTGAGCGTGCCAGGGACTGTCTCGGTACTTCTCGGAGATTCCTCCGGCAACGGAGTCACCTCTACGCTTGTCGGGGCGAAGAGAAGCCTGGACGTCAACGTCGCTGCGAGCGCTCTTCCTGCTGGCGCAGCGACCGAAACCACGCTTGCGGCAATCAACACAAAGTTTCCTGCGCAAGGGCAAGCGTTGGCGGTCGCATCCACGCCAGTGGTGCTTACAGCAGCCCAGATAACCACGCTTACTCCACAAACCAACGCGTTGACTGATACACAACTTCGCGCAACGGCATTACCTATTAGCGGCACTGTGGCTGTAACCGGGGTGGCGACCGAAACTACACTCGCAGCATTAAACACAAAGATTCCTGCACAGGGACAAGCACTTGCTGCTGCGTCTATTCCAGTAGTTCTTACCGCTGCACAGATAACTACGCTAACTCCACAGACGAACGCATTGACTGATACGCAACTACGAGCAACTGCGGTTCCTACTCGGAGTGGGTTAGGTATTCCTATTCACGATGCACTTGCATATACATCGGCGGCAACAACTGACACGTACGTTTATCGTACTGGCGGTATAGCAGGGTCTATCGTAGCAACCGTTGTCATGTCATACACCGACGCAACCAAAGCAGTTCTTACTACAGTTGTGAGGACATAACCCATGCCAAATACTACTAAACTTGTTTTCAATCCACTGTCTGGCGAATTTGATACGGTCGTGGATGTAGTTGGACTCGATAAGCTAGCAACTGGAGCCCTTCCAACAGCCATCACAATAGCTTCAGCGAACATCGTAGACGGCTCAATCGTAAACATCGACATCAACGCTTCAGCAGCCATCGCCCGCACGAAGCTAGCCTCAGGTTCTAACTCCCACGTCATAATCAATGATGGCTCTGGCGTACTCTCAAGCGAAGCCCAACTAGCCATTTCTCGAGGAGGAACCAACCTCAGCGCGCTAGGGACTGCACTTCAAGTCTTACGCGTTAACGCGGGCGCTACAGCACTGGAGTACGCGGCTGCGGGCGGAGACGTTAGCGGCGCTGCATCTTCAGTCGACAGCGAAATAGTCCTGTTCAGTTCCACTACAGGCAAGGTGCTCAAGCGTGCTACGGGAACGGGCTACGCTAAGGTCACATCGGGCGTGCTGCAAACCCCTGTCGCCACGATTCCATCGAATGACGTACTCGGGCGCACTGACGGCGTAACTCCTACCGCAGGAAGATTGGGGGAAATTCTCACCGGCACATGCAACCGTACGTTTTCTACCAATACGAATGGTTCTGCATGGTGGGCTTTAAATGCCTCTGTCACAGAGTGTTCAATAAACTCTGGGGTGTGGTTAGTTAGTTGGTATATAACTATTGACGTAACTAGCGGAACAACTACTGCCAGAAGGAACGCAATCCTTACAACCGACACATCAGACGGCGGTCCGACATTTCAGGTTGGCACTACCAATATTGAGTTTCTGACATCAACCTCGCCCGTTGGCTCAGAATCGCGAGCAACGACACAAGTAGTAAACGTCCCCGCAGCGACGACATATAATCTGCGCGGTAAGATTCTAGTGAACACGCACACTAGTTTCAGCGGGAGCTACACATTTAACGTGCAAGCAGTCCGCATCGCATAACTTCCCGCGCACGGTGCGGCGCTAGCAACAACCTCGCAAGGAGTCTCCGAAGGCATGTGGCTGAAGCTAGCGCCCTACATTATTACTCTAGTTCCTGAACTCGTGCGCTCTGCACTTCAGGTGTGGCGTGACAGAGCGGCACGCAAACGCGCTGAAGCAGAAACTGAGAAACTCAAGGCTGAAAGTCTGCGAAATGTACGCGATCCCGTGGTACGCTCGAAGGAAACAACCGCATCTTAACCTCGTATCGGAGCGCGATGTGCAGCTTAACGCGGCGCCTCAAGAAGACCCGCCAAGAACGCGCACGAGCATCGGCTCGAAGATCGCAGCGCACCTAGATGTCGGCACAATTGTTACAGCAATCATCGGATTCCTGATGGTAACGCTCATCCAAAGTGGCGTCGGGAAGCTCGACAAATTGACCGACCAGGTATCGCAGCTCAACGAGCGCATGGCGGCAATCGTGACGCGCACGGAGTACCAGAAGGAAACAGACGGCGCGCAGAACGTTATGATCAACCGCCACGACGAACGCATCCAGGCGCTCGAAGGCCTCTACTCAAAACGTGGCCGCTGATGGGCATGACCGAACTAGAACCAAGAATCCGCGTCATACCGGCGCGGCGCAGTCAACACGATAGCAAAGGGAACATCATGGCTAACGTCGGAATCAAGGAATTGAAAGAGGCCCTCGTCTACGGATTCGCCGTCGCTGGCGCCATCCTCGCTGAAGGGAAAGATGGCTTTCAGCCTGCCGACCTCGGCAAGGTTATCGATAAGCTCTTGTCGGACGAATCCGTTGTAAAGCTCAAAGCCGCCATCGAGGGCGCTGGCGAGATTTCGGAAGAAGCCAAGAACGTCGACCTTTGGGAAGGCATCGAGCTTGGGCGTTTCGTCCTCGCCGAAGTCAAGGCGCTTTCAGCTTAAGTAACTCGGTTTCGTCTTCTCTTACGTTGGGCGCTTTGCAATCTCGCGGGGCGCTTTTTCGCGCTCTGCGCTCATCTCGTCGATGACGCGCAACGTCGAGGCAAAAACCGTGCGCTGGCCCTTTGCGATGCGGTGAACCGTGCCGCGAGCGATGCCTGAGTCGCGCTCGAACGCT